TGGCATTGGCGTTGTATCACTCCAATACTTATACGACAACCTCGAAGATTGTCTTTTTTTGTTTCCCTTTCTTCGCACTTTTTGCATTATATGCCTCCAAAGATTCTTCAATATTATATCCTTTTATTTTAACATTCTGAAGGTCAACTTTAATCCCATCTCTGTTGCCATCATCGTAGAAGATATAGCAGTTCTGACTTGCTCTACCATTTAAGTTTAAGGCTTTCTCTGAATAATCATTTGCCCCAACCATTGACGAGCTTCTACCAAAATTATCGCCCACTCTAGCTGAATGAACGTGACCAAATATAACATAGTCAATTTTTATTCCTTTTAAAGAGTATCTTCCAGCGATTTGGTTCACACAAGTATCTAATTTTCCTCTTAGCGAACCATGACCATGAAGCATTAATAAATTTTGACCTGCTACATTTATTACTAATTCTGATGGATCTCCATGTATAAATTTAACACAACTATCTCTAAATAAATAGTGCAAACATTGGAAAATAGTATAATCATAGTTATCTGAAGCTACAATCCTACTCCAACCCATTTCTTTGTTAGCTCTACCTTCATTACCAATAATAGATGCCACAGTGACGTTAAAATCTTCATTTAAATCCATAATAGCTTGTTGCAGTATGTCCACAGCAAGGAATGTCGCATTAGCTCTATTTGTAGCTTGATTTAAAAGTTCATCAACTCGCCTATCACTATTCATGAGGTCACCAGTTAGAGCCATTACTACATTGCTCACATTTGCTGTTTTAAAGTAAGATTTAGCCTTATTTACAAAGTGTCTTACTCTTGCTGATGCAACTCTAAAATCATATCGATTGTTTTCTAATTCGACCAATTCGTTGAAGTGGACATCTGAAAATTGTATAACGCCAACAGCTTTACTATTGACTTCAAACTTATTAGTTGTATTACTTAACTTATTTTTTTCAAAAAGCGCTACTAATTCTTTAGTGTATTCTTCTACAGCATTTTCGATTCTTGCGTGTTCACGAAATGCTTTGTTATATATTCTATTGTTGTCCTGGGCTTTCTGTTTCTGCTTAGATAACCTTACATTTTCTCGTACGATATCTAAGTCAGCATCCCATATAGGATATATGGTTCTTGAGCCACATTTGATGCAACCATACCTCTGTTTGCCTGTATTGGCGCACTTGCCTTTTTTGGCTAAACCTATATGATAGCAGTTAGGACAAACTAACTTTTTTTGGTCTATCATAGACCTCCTAGCTTATTGTGATTTTACTATCTCACTTAACTCTTTAGCCCTATTAGGACTGTCAGACTTTGCCCATTTAGAATCGAGCATCTCCTCGCTAGCCTTCAAAAAGTTATCATCTTTTATATATTGTATTGTTTTACGAAATTTTCGTACTCCAGAAAATCCAATCTGGAATATCATATTTATAAGTACTTCTTGTATAGCTTTTGGTTTTTCAAAAAACCATTCGCTCCAATCATCGTGATTGCCTATACTTTTAATTATATTATTTATTTTTCCATCTAAAATGAGGTCTGCAACTTCACGATCCATCACTAAATCTTTTATAGCGAACCCATAACCAATAGTATCAAACCCATTAGAGCATTTATATACTTTAGGCTCGTAGCCTTCGTGGCGTGCAATCTGTTCTTTTAAATTATCTAAGTCTTTCATAAAATATCTTCACCAAGCTCTTTTCTTAGGTATTTGTCAGTTATTGGGTTAAGTTGCACTTGTGGGCTTCCAAATCGATTCCAATTAAATGATTCGCACTTAATACATTTAGGGGTCTCTGATTTTTTATAAAATCCTACCCACTTATATCCACAATCTTTGCAAGTGTAATTATGAGTCACTTTTCTTCTTTTCTTTCTTTTTTATTGAGTTTTTAGTCTTTAATTCCTTCCCATCTTCTGTACATTCAACATAACCCTTTTTCTTGAAAGAATCTTTAACCTTTTTAGAAATAGTATCTACTTTACCAAAAACACTACCATCTTTTCTTTTATAATATAACATAGTATCTCCATTTATATTGAGGGGAGATTACTCTCCCCCCAATTTTCATCATTTATTATGATGGATTTGCAAAGTTAACAACTGGAACATCTGTAGTTCCACCTGCTGCACCTGAGAGTGCTGCGCCAAACATAACATCTACAACAATAGATGTAGATAGATAATCAATATCATATTGGCTTTGTACCCTTGGAGCTAACTGCTGTGCAAAATAAACTGCGTTTCTGTTGAAAATTGTAGCAGTTTCATCGCCAGTGCCACCATCGTCATCCCAGTCTGTTGAAGAGAATGTAGGCATCCCATAAATAGACCCCAACGAACCATTAACTGCTGGGTTTGTAGAGTCTCCCCTTCTTGATGCATCATAAAAGTCTTGAAGGCTTAATATGTACATATACGCTGCTGGGGAACAATAAAGAAATGTATCTCCATCGCCATAATCCCAATTACCATCAAGAAGTTTTTGTAATCCTTCTCTGATTTTTGCAGATGTCATATTATTATCAGTTCCAAGCGTTACATCATTCCCAGTAGCTGCTTGTAAAACGCTAACAGCAATATAGTTTTCAATGTACTTTGCTATAGAATATCCCATTGATTTAGCATAAGCACCAAATAGGTCTGCGCTTTCTTGGACTTTTACATGATCTCCTATTCTTTTAGCCTCTACAGCGTGCTGGTCAATAGTCAACTGAACTACTCCATCTGTATTAGCACCATAAGTTACAGCACTGCCTGATGATAAGTTTGCAGCAGTCTCTTCTGTTACTTTTGGAATATTCAATATATCCCCTCCACTAGCTACCATGCTACTAAAATCGAGAACTTGGTTTTTTAATTGAAATTTAGCCTCAGCATAATCTAATATTGCATCACTCCACATTTCTGGAATAAAATTAGCTGCTGTGGTTGTTGTTACTTCAGCCATTGAAATAGCCTCCTAATTTACGTTCTTTCAACTATGCAATCGCACCTTCATTTTGAACGTATGTTAATTTTTGGAGTAAGACTTAATTATATCTGTCCAATTCTCCCTCAAGGCTTTTTTATCGGAGTAATCTATTTTCTCTTTTAATACTTTCTGCCTTGGGTTACCAACAACCTCTGGAGCGTTGGATTTAATATTATTAATCTTACTTGTTAAATATTCAAGAGTATCAAGATCGAGTGATGCTAATCTTTCTCTCTCTTCTTCAGGGGCTGACTCCAATAAAGCATTTCTGCGATTATCTTCATACTTGTTCCACTTCTGTGCATTTGCAGATAAACTTTCATTCTCAGAAGATACTTTTTCATACAATGCTCTAAAGTCTTCTTTTTCTTTAAGTTTAGCTTCTTCTGCACTAGCAAGCTTTTTTTCAAGTTTAGCTAATCTTTCCTCAGCTTCCTGCGACCTTTGACGATACTTTTTATTTTCAAGTACCAATCCTTTGATATCGGTCGAGCTATCATTGGTTTCTACTGTAGGCTGCTCACTTACTGTGTTGCTTTCTACTTCACTATTTTCTTGTGACATACTGCCTCCATATATAGTTTTTTTTATTGCAAACACACAATATCTTGTATGTTTCCTATTGCGTAAGTTATATTATGTTGGGTTATAAATGCAAACATTTAATAACAATCTAAAAAAATTTAAGGATAAATGGTTTGATTTCATGGGGTATAGTCCTCATAATGGTCAAATTAAATTGCACTTTCCATCGAAGGAAGAAGCAAGGTTTTTTGTCATGGTATGTGGTCGTAGATTTGGTAAGTCAACAGCAGCAGCTATGGAGGCAACGTATTACGCATCCCAACCTGATAAGCGAATATGGCTTGTTGGATTATCCTACGATAAAGCAGACATTATGTTTAGAGAAGTTTGGAAGCGAATGGTCGTTGGTAAAGCTAATGATATAGAGAAGGCCTCAGAGAAAGAACGATATATACGCTTCAAATGGGGTAGCGTAGTAGAAGCAAAATCAGCAGACAACCCAGATTCTTTAGTGGGGGCTGGTCTTGATCTACTTGTTATTGACGAGGCAGCTAAGGTTAAAAGGAAAATATGGGAGATGTATTTATCTCCTACCCTAGCAGATAAGAAAGATAGTAAATGTATTTTTATTACTACCCCAGAAGGATTTAATTGGATATATGATCTTT